TTGCCTGATTAATTACCCAAGTTTTGACACTCTCAGCCCATGCTTTTGTTCTTCTTTTTGGATTGCGTGGGGGTTCTTGACATTGTTTTTTGGGTTTTACTTCAATTACCATTGTTCTTATTTTTCCAGTTCTGTCTTTATACTTTACAAAGAAGTCTGGGAAATATCGATGGTACTTATTATCAATAGGCGACTTATATGGAATGAAGAACTCTTCTGACTGCCACTGGTATACACTCTCGTTCAGGTCACAATATCTCATGAACTTTCTTTCCCAAAGAGATCTATAAACGATGTTCGCAGGATTACCTTTGTACTTCTTTGGATGTTCTGGTCGATATTTTCCCTGATAAGACATATACATAGTATATAAAGCACTAAAAATATTTAGATGTCAAATTCCCTCAGAAATATAGCGTTAAGAGCAACAGGTAGTGGATTAGACAGTGATATTGCCTATCCTAGAAATAGGAAGAACTATAAAAATAATTTTTTAAACAACCTCCAATCTCCAGCCTTATCTAACACATATAAGGTTGCACTACAACTTGCTCAAACTGGTGCGGAAACTAGTGCAGGAGCAAGTTTAAACTCTTGGTTGACTAGTGCTGGTGTTTTTTCTGGAGCTAGTCCTGATAGGTTTGATTTTCTTTGTGCTGAAGCAATGATACCTGGAACCACTTTCCAAACTTATCAAGAACTTGGAAGTAGACAAGGTGTTCAGGAAGCATTCCCAATGAGAAGGGAATATACTGATATGGCTATGAGTTTCTATGTCTCATCTGATTATCAGGTATTGAGACTATTCCAAGAGTGGATTAATTTTGCAAATCCAGTTTATAATGGAGATGGAGGAACTCCTAAATCTGGATCCCCTGGTGGATATCCAAATGCTAATGTTAAAAATGGGTATCATAGATTTAGATATCCAGATTACTATAAGAGAAATATTTCTATCACGAAGTTTGAGCGAAATATAAAGGAATCCATTGAGTATACTTTTATTAATGCTTTTCCAATTACCGTAAAGTCTATTCCACTATCTTATGAAGGTGCTCAGCTTCTTCAGGTTGGTGTAGAATTTAAGTATGATAGGTATATCATTACTCAACAAAATAAACCAGTTAGAGATCAACCTCAGACTACTAGGACACCATCGCAGAGTGGCAGTCAACAATCCAATGTTGCAGGCCCTCAAGGTTCTCCTGGAACTCCTGCTGGGCCATCTTCTACAGAATCTCCAGGCGGAAGTACTGGTATAAACCCAGGAGCTTCAAATAGCTAACTAAATAATACGAATGACTTGATAACATATCATGCCTTTACCAAAAATCAGTACCTCTCAACATGAGTTGACACTTCCTTCTACTGGCAAAACAGTAAAGTACAGACCATTTCTTGTACGTGAAGAGAAGGTTCTAATTCTTGCTCTAGAAAGCAAAGATTCTAAGGAGATTACAAACGCCATCAAACAGGTTTTGAAGGATTGTATTCTAACTAGAGGTATTAAAGTCGAAGAACTTCCTAGTTTTGATATTGAATACTTGTTCCTAAACGTTAGGGGTAAGTCTGTTGGTGAAAGTATCGACCTGATTGTCACTTGTGGAGATGATGGAAAAACTACAGTTCCAGTAACTGTGGATATTGATGATATTGTTGTAGAAAAAGATCCAGAGCATAGTACAGACATTACTCTAGGTGAGTTTACTCTGAGAATGAAATATCCTTCTCTAAAACAATTCGTTGAGAGTAATTTTGGGGAGAATGCTGATCCAACCAATATTGATGGTACGTTTGATATTATTGCATCTTGCATCGAAATGGTCTTCAATGAGGACGAAATGTGGTCTGCTGCAGAATGCACTAAGAAAGAGTTGAGAGAGTGGATTGAAAGTCTTACTTCAGAACAGTTCAATAAGATTGAAAAGTTCTTCCAAACTATGCCTAAGTTGACTCACACTATTACCGTCACTAATCCCAATACGGGAAATGAAAACTCAGTAGTTCTTGAGGGATTATCTGATTTTTTCGGTTGAGCATGTCTCATGTAAACCTTGAGGCATATTTTAGAATCAACTTCGCTTTAATGCAGTTCCATAAATACTCACTAACCGAAGTTGAAAACATGGTTCCCTGGGAAAGAGATGTCTATGTCGGTCTTCTAAGACAACATATTGAAGAAGAGAACCTAAAGGCACAACAGAGAGCCGCAGCTGCAAATGGCTAGTTACTACTTTCCTGACAGAAGAAGATTAGGTAAACCCCTTAGTGGATCCCCTGGACTTTCCAGTAGGGGAGGATTTGGTGTTCCTTATGCCAGATCAACCACACCCATGTTTGGCAGATCTCCTGCACTTCGTGGTGGATTTTCTTCTGTTGGGGAAAGAGGAATTGGTGGTAGGTTAGGTGCTACTAGAGTAAGACCTGCTCCTTCTCCTCTTCTTGGGTCTATTAATAATATTTCCCAATCTATTGGAGGTGGAGTTGAAACTACTCCACAGACAACAGTAATCAATAGATTAGTAAATCAGAGGGTACAGAATATACTCCCCTCTATTACTAATAAAATAGAGAGGCAGATCAATACATTTGATCCTGGTGATTTACTCAATAATGTATTTAAAGGTGGCATAACCGAGTTAGAGAAACTTGGTAGTGCCATTTCTTCAATTATAAAACCACTTAAAAGAGTATTTACTTTCGTCACAGATGCAAGTAAGATACTTACAAAATTAATTAAAAAACTTCTTACTGGAGGTAAAGGTGGTAAGCCTTCCTTTGGACTGAAGAATTTGTTGGGTCTAGCAATGCCTATGATGGCTGCTGCTTCGACCTACATGGCCATGGAGACCATGGGGAGAGCTAGGAAAGAAGCTCCTATTGATCCAAATGCTCCTGTAGATCAACTGAGTCCTGGTGATGGACCTCCTAGTTCTAGAGTTGATCCAAATATGGAAGGATCTTCGGATGTTCTTCCTGGACAACTGACTACTGAAGAGTTAGATATATTCAATCAAACCGTCAAGAAATTTAATAGGCTTCTTGATGGACTGATAAAAGCAAATTTAAACAGAGAACCGACTCAACAGAAGCAACAACAATCAACAGCTTCTGCGTCTACACCAATGGCAGGGATGCCTGGATCCACAGAACCTGGTGGTGGTGATCTCAACTTGTCTCCTCAGGATATCAATAAATCGCGTTTCTCTATCACTGACAGTGTTGCCCTTCTGAAGGGAATGGGTGCAAGTGACGAAGAGGCACAAAGACTCTCAGTAAATATGAAGTATGAGTCTGGTGGTGATCCAACTATTGATACTGTAAAGTCTGGACTTGATCCAAACATGGAAAATGAATATTCCATTGGATTATATCAGATCAACTGGAAAGATCATCAAAATGGACCTATTGCAAAGAAACTAGGTATTACTAGTGCTGATCAACTTAGAGATCCTGCAACTAATGCTAGATTTGCTATTGAGTTGTATAGGACTCAAGGAAATTCTGCTTGGGCTGCAAGATCCAAAGTTACTGATGCAGATAGACTAGAAGCACAACAAGCTTTACCTGGTTCGTTGGAAAGATTCCGCCAGATGGGAGGTAAACTCAGGGGTACACAAGAACAAATAAGTGCTAATGACCTAGCAAGATCTCAAGCACAGAGTGATCCTGCTTCTTATTTTGAGGCTCCATCTGCTTCACAAGTAGCATTAGAAAGTAATGCATACATGATATCTAGGGATGCTGCTTCTGTTGCAACTGGTCAACCGATTGTCACTAACAATGTAATTCCTGTCCCAGCACAACCACAACAACGACCACCAAAAATTGATTCTGGTCCTTCTCAGAGTGCTGTACAAGTACCATTCTTCTTGTCAATGAAAGAAGATGTTCATATCATGTACTCCAAGATTGTTTACAACGTGGTTGATGCATCATGAAGTCAACTATATCCACACTAACAGTAGTCAACGCTACTAAAAGCAACGTAAAAGATTCCAAGTTAGCAATTAAGAAGTTGACAAAACTTCTTAAGACAGAGAGAAAGACATTAAATTCTCTCAAGTTGCCCAGTAAGAGAAAACTCAAGCAACTTCTTGAGGTAAAAACACCTGGTAGTGAAAGTAAACAAGATAGAAACTGGAAGCCTGGAATGAATCTTCCAAAGGCTTTAAATGCTGCTTCTATTGGAGTAACTTTATTTACTGCACCTGCATGGTTACCTGACTTCGCTCAGAAGCATTTGAAGATTGATATGGTCAATCTTGATGAGAAGAGGTTATATGAGATGCCTGGCACAAGAAGACAAAAATATGAAGCTCTTCTAAGACAGAAAAATAATCTGAATTGGTTCGAAAGACATGTCCAACGTCAAGACATTAAATATGATGAACTTCTGCATTTCACAAAGTATGGTAGGAAGAAAGCATACACTGCGGATGGTAGAGGAACAACGCCAACAACACCAACATTTTTAGAGGGTGACTCTGAGTGGCAGGGTGAACTAACTCTTGCAGAAAGACAAGACCTTAAAGATAAAAGTGTAAAAAATAAATTTGACGTAAGAAAATATAGGCAATCTGTTGAAAAGTTTGAAAAAGTATTTTATCATCACGGTCAACCTATATTCATAGCTGGAGGTGGAGGACAACAACCAGGCAGGGGTTATGCCATGCCTGCTGCTGCACAACCACGCCCAGGAGTTCGTGCAAACTCCAGAGGTCCATTACCCCCAGGAATGAGATATAGTTCCAGTGGAGGAAGAATAATCCAAGATCCTGGTGGATCTGATTATGGTACTAGAGGTGGAATGGGAAGTAGAAGTTCTACTCGTGTTCATGGTGCTGACGGAGTAACTTCTGGACACACTGGTGAAGACTATGCGATGCCCGAAAATGAACCACTCACAATGATTGCACCAGGTGTTGTATATGATGTTGGAATTATGGGAGATGCCAGAGATCCTGGAGGTCCCAATGGAAACAATGGAGGATATGGAAACTTTGTTGTTATTAAATTAGATGATGGAATGTATGTTAAAATGGCTCACTTGAATGAGGTTTCCGTTAGAGTAGGTGAGAGAGTTGGTGCTGGATCCGCTGGTGGAGATAGAGCAAAAGTAGTTGGATTAAGTGGAAACACTGGTCTTTCTAGTGGACCACACCTACACCTTGACTATGCACAGAGATATGATAGAGGACCTGCAAAAGTATACGGAACGGTAAATCCTGCACAGTTTATTGCTGGTGGTGGTTTAGTTATTGGAGAGAATGTCCAATCAAATGGACAGACTACCCGACAAGAATCTCCTGGAGTTCCAGCTAATTCTGCTGGAACTATTGCACAACCACAGACTCCAGTTATACCATCTACACAACCACCTGCTGCGTCTAGACAACCTGCCCAACCTGCTGGACCAGTTGATCCATATTCTGAAGCAGCTGGTGCTGATAGAAAGAGTGTCGTACAAGAAAAAATGGATGCCCTTCAGGAAGAAATTGATGACTTTGATGAACAAATAGAGGGTGTCAGTAACTTCATGGATGCTACTAGAGAAGGTAGTGGTCTAACTTATAGGAATGAATATGGAAGTATTGTTAGAGGCAAACACCTTGGTGTATGGAATAAGGATAAATTGTTTAGAAAAGATGGAACAGAAGTAGAACTTAAAACTAAAACTCCAGCACAGGCAATGATCGATAGACTGGAGAAAGAGAAACAGAAGAGAGTAAATCAACTCAATACATTTAAATCTAATGTAGCAGCAGACCCAGATTATATTTGGTCATTGAACCCACAAGAACAAGCTTCCTTAGAGGCAGATCTTGAGGCTATTGGTCAATGGCAAGAGGATGTTGCTGCGGGTAGACCGACTACAGCAAATCCTGTTTTGCCTTCTACTACGGGAGAGGTTCCACGTCAATATCCTAGTTATAATACGCCCCAAAGTGCTGGTGTAAATAATAATACTATACTGGTACAACAACCAGCACAAGCACCCGTGAATATTTTCTCTCAGGCACCACAATCATCTGGTGCCTCTGCACCACAACAAACGGTGAGTATTTCTCAAATAATGTCTGGTATTCTCTTAACTCAACTATCTGGATCATAATGGCAGATCAATTACCACAATCAATACAACAGGTTGATTTTAAGAAACTCCTGATTACTCCATCTGGATTGAGTGCAGAAAATAAAGCGGTGAATGCAACAGATGCTATTGTTGCCATTGATTATTTTGAAGATCTATTATCTCCATCAGTAACATGTAACATTGTGATGTTGGACACACAGAATATGGTGTCTAAAATGAATATGAGAGGATATGAAAGAGTTGATCTTGAGATTGGAACATGCTTCGGGGATTTTACCTTTAATGACAATACAAATAGAACTCCCTTATATGTAAATGGAATTCAAGGATTGACAAACAGTGAAACTGCGGAGAGATTCACTCTTGAATGTACTACTAAACAGAATCTAGATAATGAAGCAACTAGATGCAGAGGAATATACAAGAAACTAAAGATTAGTGATCATGTAAAAACTATTTTGAAGGACACTCTTGGTTTGAAAGGAGAATCTGCAAATAGAATAGGTACGATTGAAGATACTGCAAATTCATATGGATTTTATGGTAATCAAAAGAAACCTTTTCACATTTGTACGTGGTTAGGACCAAAGGCAATCTCACAGAAACAGGGAGTTAGTGGTAAGTCTGGTAAAGGAGTTACAGCAGAATCTAGAGGTTCTGCTGGATTCATGTTCTATGAAAACTATGATGGATTCCATTTCAGATCTATTGATAGTTTGGTATCAGATACACTAAGTCCAATATCCGCCGATAAAAAAAATATTCCCACATTTGAATATACCTCCGAACAAGTACAAGGTGGACCAAGCACTAAGATTATTCATTATGGTTTTGACAAGAGTGTAGACTTATTCAAGAATATGAGAGTTGGTATGTATTCCAATCTCACATATTTCTTCAATCCATATGATTGGGAGTTTGATGTTATTAAATATACGATGACTCAATCCGTTGATGCTGATATGGGTGAATTCATTCCTATTCCTGGAGATGATTTGCCAGAGAAGCCATCTAGAGTCATGGTTAGACTTGGTGACCAGGGTATGTTTGGTGGAGAAACTAATCTTGCCGCTGGTAGTGGTAGAGATAATACCGACATGGCAAAGTCTTTCTCTCGTTATAATTTGATGTTCTCACAGTCACTAAATATTGTAGTACCATGCAATGTCAATCTGAGAGTTGGTGATATAATAAAGGTTGTATTGCCTTCTGTTGGACCTGCTGAACGCGGGGACAGAAAAGATGTCGATACAACACACAGTGGATACTATCTCATTCGAAGTCTTAGACATCATTTTGAGAGAACAAGTGGTAGTAATGTTACTGCTTTAAACCTCATCAGAGACTGTTACGGACTTTCCCTATAACCGAACGGTAACTATCATGGAAAACATCGAAGCACACATTCAAAAGGATAAGGAGATTCTGGATAACCCTCAGACCTCTCCCCAAGCCCGCAGACATACAGAACAAGAATTGGCTGATCTCGAAGCGTATGCCGAGCGCCATCCAGAAGATCATCACGATCCCACATCTCTAGAACTATATTGCGATAACAATCCAAGTGCTCCAGAGTGCTTAGTATACGACGACTGATAAAAAATGATCGATCACGCCTTATTACAATCTAATTTCGTCGGCCGAGACGGATTTGTTTGGTGGATTGGCAAAGTTGCCCATCCAAAGTTTTGGCGTGACGGTTCTACAGACGTAGAAGAGGGTTGGCCTTTCAGATGTAAGGTAAGGATCATTGGATATCATCCATTCAATGAAGAAGAGTTAGCGGAGAAAGATCTCCCCTGGGCTCACGTCATGGTTCCTGCCCACAGTGGTGCAGGACAGGCTTGTTTGGGTGATAGTAGTAGAATGGTCGGGGGAGAAACAGTTTTTGGTTTCTTCCTCGATGGCGAAGAAGGTCAACAACCTGTCATTTTTGGTGCTCTACAAAGACACTTAAAGGGACCAGTAAATGACAAAGTTTCTATTGATCAAAAGTCTGATGCAGTAAAGAGAGAAAAGGGTTCCGCTTTTTCTCCTTTATCTGGCAGAGTTGCTGCTGGACATGGATTGACAACTCAACCACCATCGAAAAAAGGCAAAGCAGCTACACCAACAAAAAATGCAGAGAATAAGGCTGGACAAACAGAAGAAGATGAAAAGGGAGAAAGCAAAGAAGGAGTAAGAAGAAACACTCAGGCAACAAAACTTTTTTGTGATGCTGGATATACCCATACTGCATCAAATGCCTGCGAAAATGATTCTATTTCAAAAATTACTCATGCGATTGGTAGTTTCCTAAAAACTATCAATTCCCTTACTCAATTTGCACAGGTTTATGTTGATGCTGCTGCAAACTTAGTCGCAGACATTAGAAGGGTATTAGGTAAGACAACCAGACTTATTGTTGGTGCAGTTAAGTGGTTGATTAATGCAATTCGTGATAAAATCATGTGTTACCTCGGTAAGAGGTTTAAGGACATGGTTGGACTTGTGGTCCCAGAACCACAAAAGAGTCCTGTTATTGCAGCACTCAAGAGAATCATGGATTTGGTTTTCTGTTTGTTGGAGAAACTTGGATTTAATATTGGCACATTCATTAAGGATTTGTTGAAGCAAATGATTGGTAAAACAATCAATACTTCAGTTTGTGCAATCGAACAAGCATTGGGTGCAATTCTTGCTAAATTAAATGATGCTATTAGTGCTGCATTGAAACCAATCATGGAAGGATTGGATTGGTTGATTGGTGCTCTTGGGCAAGTAAGTGGACTGTTGGGAACAGTGAGTTCCTACATCAATCTAATCATGAGTTTCTTATCTTGTGATGCTTTACAGTGTAAGGCCTATGATGATTGGTCTCAAAGTTGGGG